CGTTGAGATGGCGGTCGACATCGGCGCTGGCATCCAAGACGCATTGCTCGGCGATCCAGACAAGAACTCCAAGGAGCGTCAGGGCGTCCGCGCCTTCTCCAGCCGCATACCCGTCTTGGGCGGCATGCGCTCGTTCCGTGAGGGCGTCGTGGACGCAGTCGCGGGGGAGCAAGCCCAGCGCGGCAGACAGCCATACGACATGAGTTTTGGCTCTGACGGGTTCGACTTCAACTTCGACTTTGGAGACCAGTGATGAATGGCGTCTACGGCGACCCGCTGACTAACTGGATTATCTTGATCTTGAGGTGGCTCTTCAACATCCCAGAAGGAGTTTTAGTATGATTGGCGGCATCCTTGAGGGTCTAATCGGCCCCGTTTCTGGCCTTCTCGACAAGTTCGTGGAGGACAAAGATCAGCGAGCGCGCCTCGCACATGAAATTGCCACGATGGCAGAGCGTCACGCGCAGGAGTTGGCGCTCGCCCAAATCGAAGTGAACAAGCAGGAAGCTGGAAGCCGCAATATCTTCATCGCGGGTTGGCGTCCTTTCGTTGGTTGGTCGTGTGGGCTTGCTCTTTTCTGGCACTTCCTTGGCCTGCCCGTAACGCTGTTCGTTACTGGGTGGTTTGGCGTGGAACATCCGCCTTTGCCACGGTTCGACATGGATAGCCTGATGACTGTTCTGTTCGGGATGCTTGGCCTCGGCGGCCTTCGTACTTTTGAAAAATTCAAAGGGGTAGCAAAATGAAAGATAAAATCCTCAGACTTGTTGAAGAAGCGAAGACCCAGTCAAAGGCTGGCCTTGAGCTAAAAACCTATTCCGCCTGCCTGTTTATCGCAGGCGTCATTGTGGGCGGAGTTTTGTGGTGATGGACCTGGACGGCTTTAAGGCGTCCATCGGAATTGCGACGGCTTGTGTAGCTCTGGCAACAGGGGGCTACCAAGCAGCGGACAAGTTTGGCTGGTTGCAGAGGCCAATACTGGAGTGGTCGCCAGAACATTTCAGCATCACCGACGGGCCAGCGGATGGTGAGTTTAAGGCAGACGTTGCTAGAGTAAAGTTACGGGACGATTGCACCGTCGAAGACTTCATTCTCGATGTGAGGGCAAGCGACAACATCGTTCATCTGGCCACCCCGTCAATCACCAAGTTCATGGGGCCAGCAAACAATCGTGTAGATACGTTTGCGTACACCTTCACAATCAACGAACCGAACAATGTCGCCGCTGGCGAGGCGACGCTGATCGCGTACATCCATTACGGATGCCCAGAGGGAAAGGTGGTTGTTCAATACCCAGACCACCCGAACCTGCGGTTCACAATCACAGAAAGGTAAATGAATGGCTTACAAGTTAGGACAGCGCAGCCTTAAAATGCTAGACGGCGTCGACGAGCGCCTGCAATCTGTTGTGCGTTCGGCCATTGGGCAGTCCAAGCAGGACTTCAGCGTTATATGTGGGTTGCGTACCATCCAAGAGCAGCGCGCATTAGTCGCTAAGGGCGCGTCGCAGACCATGAAGTCCAAACACATCGACGGTTTGGCCGTGGATTTGATGGCGTATGACGCAGACGCGACCCCGTCTGGCCGCTGGGAGTTGAACCTCTACGATGAGATTGCAGACGCTATGAAGTCTGCCGCACAAGAGTTTGGTGTGTCGCTGCGCTGGGGCGCAGCGTGGCATAAGAACCTGACAGACTGGGACGGGAGCGCGGAAGACCTAATGAACGAGTATATTGACCTGCGACGCTCGCAAGGCCGACGTCCGTTTATTGATGGTCCGCACTTTGAGATTGCAGAGTAGACGGGCAGACTTCAGCGCCAAGGGCTGAATACCCAATCTTGTCCTGCCAGCTATCGACGTGGTCGATTTTGTTGAGCAGGCGAGAGGTCTTCATCCAGTCCAGCATGAGAGCCACATGGCCTTCAGTAAGCTCGCCGTGTGACACAAGAGCCGCTCGGATGATGACGTTCCAGCCTTCCTTTATGCGACTGAAATTAGTTGCAGCCGATCCGTAGTCGGTCTGTCTGTCGCCGTTGATGGCATCTCCAGCAGACGCGAGTATTTGATTTCTATTCACCATTCGCCACCTCGTAGTCAACAAGCCACTTGAAACGCATCTTGAGTGTAGAGATTTCCGTTTCGATCATACGGACATCATGCTGTGCAGCCGAAACGTCCGAGCGAACGCGCTTGCGCTTGTCTCTGGCGCGACTGATCTGATCTGTCTTGTCTTTTGGTGCAAGTTTGTCACCTTCTTCACCGCGCAGTTCGTCGAGGCGCTCAGAGATTGAGGTGATTTCGTTTTCCATGTCAGAGATCGACTTGAGTATGCGAGATCGGCGCTCTGATAGGTCACGGAATTTTTCGATTATCTGCTCGAATTTCATCCTGTTATTCCTTTGGCAAGGGTTCGTATCTGTTGTGATCCCCACAAACCTCGTCGGCAGGCTTGTCATGCTTTTCGCAGTGCCAACCGCCGCTGGGATGTGCAGCAGCGTGGGAACAGGTGGAGCATTGTTTCGGGACGTCTTCACCATCCCAGCAAACACCCCGTTTGAAACAACCCTTACATCGCCAATCAGTTCCGTCTGTGCTGATTTTCCGTGCGGTTCCAAGGATGGCTCTCTCGATGCGCTCCTTGATGTGTGCAAATTCAAATTCGTCATACCTGACTATCTCCGCATGGTAGTCGCTGTTGTTTTTGTTGATTGCTATGAACAGCGTTTCGGTCATGTCAGACATGCCCATCATCATCTGGACCTGACCGAAGTATTGCGGGTGCGACACCTTAACCCCGCTCTTCTTGAACTTGTTGAAAGACGCGTCGTTCATCGACTTGATTTCAAGAACCCTGACGACGCCATCTCCCAGTTCGATGTGGCCATCCATGTGGCAGACGATGTGTCCGCCCCAAGCCTCGTATGAGTGCTGCTTGCCTGTCAGACCATCCTTCTCCCAGACGTGCAGGCCAGCACGCTTTTTCAAGTCTTTGACGACCTCGTCTTCGAGGATGTGGCCCAACTGGAATATGCGCTTGAGGCGAGCGTCTGGCTCATTGTTTGGAAATCCACGCAGGGAGAAAGCGACGAGGGCATCGCATGGGTTCCCGATAATTGACGCGCCAATGTACTGACGTGCTTTTTCTCTTTTGTCATTTTCGTACCCAAGGTCTATCGCTAAGACCACCTGTTCTGCTGATTTAACGTCCACGTCACTACCTGCCCGATTGTATTGTGTGAGGGGGGCCGAAGCCCCCCTCAATATGCCACTTAGAATGGGATTTCGTCGTCCAGCTTCTCTGCACCACCAGTCTTGGCTTTGCCTTTGGCGGCTGGAGTGCTTTCATCTGCGGTCAGGAACCGCTTGATCTCCGTCTGCTGACGCTCATTTCCGTCTTTGTCCCGCCATGGCTTGCCCATTCCGACGTAGACGTTGCATGTCAGACCTTTGAGCGACGAGATGTCACCAGGTTTGTCTGGCGACGGATGCTCCGCCGCAACCAAGAATGACTTCAACTGGCGCAGACCGATCTCTTGTGCCTGTGCGTTGTTGTGAGCCACGTTGAAGTTTATGCGGATGTCGCCTGCACCACCTTCGTCTTTGAAGTCTGCGACCACACGCTTGTTGGGGCCATCGTTGATGCTCTCAACTTTGGCGTCCACACATTTGACCGTGTAGGTGCCTACTCCCAGACGACGAGAACCCTCATCTGCCTCGACCTTGGTAAGGTCTAAATCACCGAAACCATTCCAGCTCATTTTTCATCTCCTTTTCGTTTGTCAGATTGAGCCGCTACATACTTGTCCCACTCGTCGTCTGGCATAGACATGCGTGAGAGAAGCTCCGTTACGTCGTCCACCTTTTCGTATGGCTTCAGACGATTGCGAGGGTCGCGCACCTTGCCGTGCCAACCGCTGGCTTCGTCGGTCACGACATACCGTGTGACTTTCGGAAGACCCTGCTCGTTTTTCTCGGTGGTGCGGACGCCACACAGGACATGGTCAAACAAAGCAGGGATTTGCTTTGATACCTTTTGACCTTTTACAAACGGCCAGTATTGCGTGACGCCGTTTGCATCCTGCTCTTCTGCGGCCAGACAGGTCACATAGACGTGCATGTCGAGGTCGCGTATCCATTTGAGTGTGCCAATCATCATGCGGCTGTAGTCAGCCCAGAGTTGGAACCCATTGTTGTTATGCTTGTGTTCTTCTTCGAGATGCTCGACGAGGCGCTCGGCCAATTCAGTCAAGCTGTCGACGGCGATCCACTTGTAGCCAGCCTCACGGAACTCAGCCGAGGCAATCATCTTGCAGATGCCACGATAGCTGAACACGCCCTTTTCGGGGTTGTGCTTTCCGTCCCATGAGGAGAACGGAACGTAGTCGATTTCCACGTCTTCGACAGACTTCAGTCCGCTTTCGCCTGAGATAATCAAGCCTTTGCCGAAGCGCTTCTGGTAGAAGCGACACTGGTACGTTTTTCCGTACCCATGGTGTGCGTACAGCAGCACTTTTGTCGGGCCATCTTTTGTGATGGCCGACGTCTTGGGGAAATTAAACATAGTCGTTCACCTTGATCTTGGGTTTGTCGAGATTTCTCGTCAGCGCATGGCGCAGGCTTTCCTGTTCGCTCGTGGGGAGTTTGAGGAATTTGCGTTTGTCGACTGACATTGTGCGCTTGACGTAATCGGGCAGGTCTCCCTGACTGAACATCTCTTCAAGAGCATCCTTGTCCCAAGACCACCGCTCGCTGCGCGAGATGACAACCTCGAAACGGTCTGTGGTGATGGACTGTTCGCCCGACACTTCTGGGAACATGCGAGCGATCTCGCCCTCAATCCCTGTCAAAATGTCTTGTAGATCACCGATTTGTGCAGACACCTCACGGTGTCTCTCAGCCAGTTCATCCAGGGTCTGGTTGGTTCTGGCACTTGGGGCGGGAGTTTTTCGGCCAATGCTGCCTATAACATCCCATTCGTCGCTTTCGATCATGTTACCTCCTGACGTTGACCAGCGAAAAAAACGATTGGTTCTTGTCACACCTCTAGGTGTATTATATACAATACAAGGTGTCAATCAAGCAGAGGAGAAAAAAGTGGCTACGAGACTGAACATCGCGGCCCTCATCGCTGATCTCGGCGGTGCAGCTAGGGTTGCGGAGCAGGCTGGCGTAGTGCGGACCGCCCCGTATGGGTGGGTCAAACGGCACTATGTCAGCAGCGATGTCTTGGAGCGTCTGAAGGCTGCCAACCCTGACCTTGACCTAGACTGTTACTTTGAAAAGGTAGAACAAGATGACCGAGACAACGAAGCTCGACGCAGCATTGGAGTATCTTGATCGCGGATGGTCGATCATTCCAATCAAGGGAGACAAAAGGCCCGCGATTAAGTGGGCCGAGTTCCAGACCAGACACCCGACGCCAGAAGAGGTCGAGGAGTGGTGGACGAAATGGCCAGACTACGACATTGCCATTGTCACAGGCGAAATCTCTGGCCTTGTCGTGGTCGATTGCGACAATGATGAAGCGCTGGCTGCGGCCATGGAAGCAGGGATGCAAAGCCCTATCCGTGTGAAGACGAAACGGGGCGAGCATCTTTACTTCGAGCATCCCAAAGATGGCATCCGACGTGGACCACGGGCGGGCGTCAACAGCCGAGGCGCAGACTGGCCAAAGATCAATGGTCTGGATTTTCGGGGGGATGGCAGCTATGCGCTGCTCCCCCCTTCCAACAATTATGAGTGGAACATTCCGCCGTACATGGATTGGGATGAGTTCCCCGTCTGGCGAGACTGGAAGCCCAGCCTCAAGGAAGACCGTCTGACGACAGAGTTCACCTTCTCGAAGTTGGACCTGTCTTCCATCGACCCGATCCAGCCCGACGAGTTCATCAGTGAGTGGGACCGCACGGCCAAGTTTGTGACTGAGCATTTCCCCAGCACAAAGAAGATACCGTCTGGCTTGGGCAATGGCCGCAACGAGAGAGTGATGCGCTACATCAGTGAAGGCATTCTCGAAGGCTACTATGGCCCTGAGTTGCGGGTGCGCGGCTACGCGTTCATGCGGGAGTTCTTCGAGGACGCACTGGATGCGCGTGAGTTCGAGGCCACAGTCCAGTCAATGGAACAGGCCGAAAAGCGCAACCACCCAGAACGATTTAACGAGAAAGGCGAGTACATCTACAGCCGCAATCTGGCACCAGCGAAAGAGCCGGCGCAGCGGAAGCGCAAGCTGATCCAGATGCGCGACGCAGAGAAGCTGATGGAGGAGGCAGACGCCAAGACCTATCTCATCGAGCCTTGGCTGCCAAAGAACACCATTGTCCAAGTCTTCGGCTACTCTGGCCATGGCAAGTCGATGTTTGTGCAGCATGCTATTGCGTCGATGTGCGCAGGGCAGCGCTACTTTGGCCCGTTCGAGATCGGCACTCCTGCGCGCTGTCTTTATCTCGACTTCGAGATGGGTATGTCCACCATCGCCAGACGACTGCTGGAGATGCGGCAGATGCACGGCGATACCCAAGACCGTCTGAATATCTGGACGCCCTTTGTGGATGGAAAGGAGATCGACCTTCACCAGAGGGAAGGTCTGCTGGAGCTACAGGAGTGGATCAAATTCGTCGGGCCAGACGTCGTCGTGATCGACACCATCCGCTCCGCATACCCTGGCCTGGCAGAGAACTCCGCCGACGAATGGGCAAAGGTGAACAAGCTGGCTGTTGCGCTCCGCAACTCTGGCCTGTCTGTGATCCTTGTCCACCACTCGAATAAGCCGTCTGAAAGCGGGATCGGTCGGGAAGCTGGATCGACGAACCAACTTACAGTTCTGGAGACGCAAATCAGGATCGCTCAAGTTTTCAAAGATGAGGATACAGCCAAGCAAAACGCTGGGCTTTATGATGGGAACTACGACGATCCAATATGGCCTCGGCTAGAGGCGAAGCTGCCGCCAGACTACCGCCTCTATATGGTGATGGAGGTCCGCTACGGCAAAGTCCGAGAGTGGACAGACTTGCATGATCGTGTGCAGTGGGTCGGTTATGCGGCGCATAATCTGACAGACGAGAAGATCGTGGTGAGCAGCAGTTCGACGAAGCAGCGGGTGAAGCAGATGGCATTAGATGGTTACTCCCCTGAGCAGATCGCCGACAAACTGGCCAGACCTATTCGATTAGTTCGCGAGTGGCTGGAGCTTCCCGCTCTGGCATCGGCTTAATCGAGACCACACGAGCGCCAGGGAAGTGCTTCCGAACCTCATCAACAAACGCCGCGAGTTCTGGATACTTGCGGCGATTTTCTTCTGCCTTGCGCCTATATTCTTCAGACATCTGGGTGTCTGCGGGTGTTTCGTGCGAAACATCATCCTCATTGGTCGATAAATTGGTGTCGCGATTGCTTTTCCACTCGTCGTAAAGCCTTTGCTTTTCAATGAGTTGATCCTTCGCAGCCACACCAGCCCCCATCAG